GAGTTGGAAGTTTCTACTTTCGACACCAGCATTATCACAATGAACGTGAACCGTGCGTTGTACACCAACATCAAGTTGGACAAACTGGATTCACGTTCTATCGACGAACTGCCTGCGTTGCTTAAAGAATACCAAGCCGACGTGACCCAAAAACTGGCAGAACGTATCGACACTGAAGTGTTGACCGAAGTTCCTTTGGCCGCTGCCGCTTGCAACCGTGGTCGCAAAGCCGGTCGTCGTTCTCACGCCTTTGACTTTGGTGCGGCTGGTGCGCCTGTTGTTCTTACTAAAGACAACATCGTTCGCTACCTGTCACAAATGCGTACCGTATTGTCCGAGCAAAACGTGGACACCAATGGTCTGTATGTTGTGTTGCCAGTCGAAGCAATGGACTTGTTCTTCGCCAACCCAATCCTGACTAACGCCTGCGCCGCCGGCACTTCACAGTCCATCATCTTGGGTACTAAAATCCCTAACGTGTTGGGCTTCGAGATTATCTTCTCGAACAATATGCCGCAACGCAACGAGGGTGGTCGTATCGCCTACACCATTTTCGCAGGCCGCAAAGATGCAACTGGTTTCGTAATGCAAGTTACCGAAAACGAGCATATCGAAAAAGTCGCCAACCACTTCGGTCAGTTCTGGCGCACACTGCAAGTGTATGACTTTAAGGTCTTATATCCTGAAGCCATCACTACCCTGTACGCAACTCTTGACTTTGCCGCATAAGGAGCATTGACATGACAGTATTCAAGTTATTCTTGGGTGGCGATGCCCGTCATGTAGGTTATCGTCATTCCCGCATTGCCGACACCCGCCACTTCGTTGTACCGTTCGAGTATGACGGCGCGTCAGGCGAGTGGACACGCTTCCGTGAAATGGAGGGTCATTTTGCCACTGGCGACATCGTGCATACCCACTTGTTGTCTGCGGACAGCCGCGTTGATGCGTTGGTTGTTCACAACAAAAAACAAGCAGGTGCGCGTGATGAAAAAGGCGCGATTACCACTGCCGGTAAAGTGAAGTTTGGTCTGTATGACGGCGAAAACTTGGTTGATGAAACCGAAGAAATCGACCTGTCTGTAATCGGTCGCACCGTATTGGAGTTCGGCAAAGCCGTAAACGCCAAGTCCAGCACCAAAAAAGATTCTGACGGCGATGGTAAAGTTACCAAGAAAGACAGCGCGACTACCGCTATTACCAGCTTGGGCGCGTACTTGGGCAGCAATGGTTCTATCCGCATGACCGTTGTTGACGGTAGTGGTATCGACGCTGCGTGTATCTCTGCGTTCGTTGAAGTGGTTGACTTCCTCGACGTTCGTGGCTGCACTTGTGGCGAACCTGCTTGCGACAGCACCTACCCTGAACCTGAATGTATGTAACCGAGTAGGTTATAACCAAACCCCACCCTTGCGGTGGGGTTATTCTTCGTGTATAGTATGAAACCATATACTTTTATACGGAGTGGATATGCCTAAGAAAATGACAACTGCCGAGTTTATTGACAAAGCAAAAACAGTACACGGCGACAAATATGTTTATTCCCTCGTGGAATATAAAAACACTGGCACGAAAGTAACTATCATATGCCCCGAACACGGAGAGTTCCACATGACTCCGAACTCCCACTTGGTAGGACAGGGCTGTAAGAAGTGCGGGTTACGCTTGCGGTCGGCAAACAATACTAAAACCACAGCGCAGTTTATTGAGGAAGCAAAGACCGTACATGGTAATCGTTATTCCTACGAGCGCACTGAGTACGTTAGCGCATTAGGGAAAGTAATAATTACCTGTAAAGAGCATGGGGACTTTGAGCAGCGAGCGGTATCACACTTGCGTGGTAGCGGTTGCTCCATGTGTGCAGGTGTAGCACCATTAGGCTTCGAGCGTTTTGCACAACGCGCCCACGGTGTTCATGGTGGTAAGTATGAATACATTGATACTGGATTCGAGCGTGTGGCCGACAGAATAAAGGTCAAGTGTTCCATTCATGGTATATTTGAACTATCGGCGTGCAATCATTTGTATAACGGTGTAGGTTGTCCGAAGTGCATGGCCGCAGCACATAGGTCAGGGCTTGAATCCGAACTACTGGCGGCATTTCCGTCGGCTGAAAGTAATAACCGCTCCGTGCTGGATGGTAAAGAAATTGACATATTAATCGACGGTCGCGTTGGCGTTGAAGTAAACGGTAGGTACTGGCATACAGAGGACAAGGGTAAGCACAAAACGTACCATGTGGATAAGCTGAACCTTGCCAAAGAGAAAGGTGTGCAACTATTACAGTTCAATGATGACGAGGTTGAACGTAAGCGTGAACTGGTTACATCAATGATTAACAGCAAACTCGGTAAATACGACAGGCGAGTGTATGCGCGTAAGTGCAAACTGGTAATATTGACCGGCAGCGAGACCAGTCAGTTTTTGCAAGACAACCACCTACAAGGCGATTGCGTGTCGTCCGTGAAGCTGGGCCTGCGCTGCGAGGACGAGTTGGTGGCAGTAATGACTTTCGGTAAACCACGATTCACTAAGCAATTTGACTGGGAGCTATTGCGCTTTGCAAGCAAGCGTGAGGTTCAGGTTGTCGGCGGTGCAGGTAAACTACTTGCTGAGTTCCGCAGGTTGCATAGTGGCACTATTGTCAGCTACGCAAATAAACGATGGTCTGACGGGGCTATGTACAGCGCATTAGGATTTACACTAATTAAAGATAGCGAGCCTAGTTATATTTGGTTTAATGGTGAGACCGCGTTTAGCCGGTATGCTTGCCAAAAACACAAACTGCCTAAGCTGTTGGGCGACCGGTTCGACCCAAGCCTTACCGAGCGAGAGAACATGGAACGAGCCGGATTTTCCCGAATGTGGGATTGCGGCAATCTTATCTATTCGTTATAACCAAACCCCACCCTTGCGGTGGGGTTTTTAGTACGTTAAAATCAAGGCGTTTATACCCCAAACAAGGACATAAAAATGCCAAGCAATACCCCTATTGCCTATGCCGATGAAACCGGCTATGTATCGTTGCCTGTGGTAAGTGGTCGTTTTTCCGACCAAGCGCGTGAGCGACTGACCCCGCTGTACACACAGGAAGAAGTTAATGCGTCATGGGCAAAGTTCCATGTCGCTCAAGGTTTGAACCCTGATGGTTCAGATAAAGTTGTGGAAACGTTGGAACAGGCGGAAGCCGCAGTTGCCCAACGTGAAGCCGATGTCGCCGCGCAGAACGCCATGCCTCATGTACCGATGGCACAGGCCGCTGTGAAAGCGGTGTTGCCTAATTCACAGAAAGGTAAGTAATGATTTCTCCCCGCGCACTGGTCGAGGAAGTAAGCAATTACTTGGTGGACCAAGACCCTGATTTCCCGTTCGAGCATTGGACGGAAGATGACTTACTGCACTACTTCCGGTTGGCGGTGGAGATTGTTGCGAACGCCCAGCGCGAGAAGTTTATCAAGCGCACGTCCATGCCATTGGTAGCAGGCAGTCTGCAAACCGTACCTGAAGCGTGTCATGATGTGTCGTCCGTGCTGGGACAAGCAGATAACAAAGGGCGTGTGAAAAGTTTTCCTCGACAAACCAGTAAGAACGCCCTGCACCTCGTTGGTAAGATAGGGTGCAAGGACTGCCACGCGGAGGCTACGTCTGCCGAGTATAAGATGGACAGTTGGAGCTACGACCCCAACGACAACAACATCTTGTATGTTGACCCGCCTGTACCCGACGGCGTGACCGGCACGTTGGAATTGATGTGCTTCAGTCCACCTAAGATTGACAGCCTCGATTCCGATGTGGATTTAGGTTCACAGTTGCGCCCAGTGATTTTCGAGCTTATGTTGTATTACGCTTGGGGTGTTGACACCGAGAGCGTACCGTCCCGCGACCGCAGTGCCGTTCACTGGAATAATGCGTTTACCCTGTTGGGTATGGAAGCGAAGCAGGCGAGCAACCGCTACGCCGTTACCCGCGTTCCTGAATTGAGGATTGGAGCTAAGAAATGAATTGGTTTGAATGGCTTAAGAATCAAGCTCTCGTCACGTTCCCCAATATGCCCAGCAGTTTTATCGAGAACGCCATTCTCAACGCAGTCTCACGATTCTTCCGTGAGACACACCTGTTGAAAGACGAAGCGTACATTGACGCGGAGTGTGGTACGAATGATTATGTGATTGACCTACCTGATGGTCGAACTATCGTTCAGATTAAGTCTGTGCATTCCACCAACGACCCTGACCGCCACCCGCTACTTGACCGCAACTGGTGTGTCGTACTTCCAGCAGAAGAACGTTTCGGTAACGGCTACTGGGTAGAGCTTCAGTTTGAGCAGCCTGCCATCTCGTTCGAGGGCTGCGGCAGTGTACGCAGCGGCAAGTATTGCGTGGTCTATTCATGGACACCGACAGGGCAGGAATGCGATATTCCGCACCACTTCTTCGGCAAGTATCGTAACGATATTCTGAACGGTGTGTTGGCTTCGCTGTATCTGATTCCGATGGAAAACGACAGTCAGTCGGCGGCATACGCCCAGTATTACAACAAAGAGTTTCTGCGTGGTATAAATATCGCCCACGCAGAAGAGTTCCAAAACCATACCAACCGACCAATGTTCATGCACGGCGGTTGTTTCCTGTGAGGTAAGTATGGCGACCCTATATAACTTCAAGCCGACCTGTCATGACGATGACGGGTGCTTTGCGCCGAAGCCTGACTTCGATTGCGTCGATACCTGCCAACCATGCAACAACCCCTGCGAACCGAAGTGTCCGCCGAAAGTCCGTGCGAAAGACGCGGTGTGTTTGAGTGATGACGAGTGCGAACGTTGTTTCTCACTGTTCCAGTATGTCGGGTGCGACATCACAAAAGTGCCGGCGCATATTTACGCCATCGTAATGAGAGTACGCAGACAGGGTAACTGCCGTGTCTTGGTAGAAGAATGCCCGACCCGTGTGGACAACAGGGGCAACGTGTGTTTCGTTTGGTCGGAAGAATTTAGACAATTGCCTGCCGGTTACTACGAGGCGGATGTGGTTGTGAATGACTGTGAGTGTTTTACCCTTTTATTCCGCAAACGCGGTTGTTGGACACGCATGGTAACAGAAGAAGTTAAGCTGGCGCAGTTGCCATGTGAAGCACCTCCGCATTGTGAGGGTTGCGTTGCTACGCCTGATTTTGAACAGACTGCTCCCGAAGCGGAGTGCGGAGGTTGTGATAATGGCTCTGAATGTAAGTAAGTGGTCTAGCCACGGTAAGCTGGCGCAAAGCCTGACTGCCGAGGCGACCGAGATTCCTTTGGGTTTTGGCGAGGGCCTGCGCTTCCGCCTCCCTGACACCGATTACTGCTATGCTACTATCCGTAGCAACGGCAAGTATGAACACGTCAAGCTGATGGCGGTAAAAGGGGATACCCTGCACGTTGTTCGCGGTCAGGATAATACTGTGGCGCAGACGTGGAGTCCGAACAGTTGCATTGAGATTGAATGGAATCCTGCACAGATTTGCGAGTACACCAAACAGTGCGCGTTGGGTCAAACCCCGACAACCGTAGCCGCCGGTACTTATTGCTTGTCATGCAGCACCTGTATCACAATCGGCGAAGATGGTCGAATTACAGCGGTAGATGGAGAGAAGAAATGCAAGTAACCCATGTTGATTTTGTTGACAGCAGACTGTCTGCCGCGTTCGCTTCGACCTCGAACTCGTTGGTGGTATCCAATGAGCATGGACTGTCTGACAAGCTGAACAAGATGCGCGAGGGCGATTACGCGTACCTCATTATCTCCGCCTGCCACATGACCGAAGTAGTTAAGTACACGCACACCGAAAAACTGCAACGTACCGGCACTTTGACCCTGCACGTTGAGCGCGGGCAACATGGTACGACAGCAACCTCATTCCCTTTTGGTAGCTGCGTCCGCACTGAAGTTACCGGCAGTATCCTGCGTGAACTTGTCCAACAGATGATTAAGGAAGAACATGAACGCCTGTAAGCAACGATTGCAGACCCTGCCTTGCGACAAGCTCGGCTATGGGTACACGTCGAATCCACTGGGTACTTCCGACACTAAGCTGCACCTCATGCGCAATCAAGGCAACGCATTCCCACCACTGGCCGAGGGGCAGTATTTCTTTGTTGTGGTAAAACCTTGCGACAACGAATGCTGTGAGACTATGCGCGTCATCGCGCGTGACGGCGACGACCTGACGGTTGAGCGCACTAACCCTTGCGACTGTATCTCCAGCAATGCCCGCGTGACCTATCTCGATTCCGGTCGGGAGTATGTGCAGGCACTGGCGCGTGAGATTGGTCTGAACGTGGAAGACCCATTGGTCTATAACTGTGAGACGAACACCCTTAGTTTGGATTGCACCAAACTGAATATGGGCGGCGATTGCGGTTGTGGGTCAGGTAAAGACGAGGCCGGTGTAGGTAAGCGCGGTCCACAAGGCGAACGCGGTGCTGATGGTAAAGACGGCGTGAGCGTGACTGGTATTACTATTGATGACACCAACACACTGAAGTGGACTGACAACAAAGGCAAGACCCACACCATTGGTACGATTATCCCGCCGCAAGGTCAGAAAGGCGAAAAGGGCGACGCAGGCCCTCAAGGCCCACAAGGCCCTGCCGGTCCGCAAGGCGAGGACGCAGGCGCGATTAGTATGGAACGCGACGAAGCTACCGGTACGTTCTCCCTATTCATTACGAACGGCGAGGGCGTGAAGCGCAGTATCGGCTCATGGAAACCCGTGGCCGGTGTCGGTATTGCTGATATGAACATTGTTGACGGCAACTTGGAAGTAACGCTGACCGATGGTAACAAGCTCAACGCCGGTAGTACCGTAGGCCCACGCGGCCCGCAAGGGCAGACTGCTTCGTTCTCCATGTTGTATTCCAATGGGCGCGTGTACATCGGTGGGCCTGCGAAAGCCGAAGTGTACCTACGCAAGAACGGCGCAATGTTGGGTGGGCGACAGCAAATTCCCGACAATGGTCTGCTGGTAATGAATAACCCGAACTCTTCCACCGAGGCTGTAATTGAGCTTGTGCATAATGGCGGGGTCGTAGCGTTAGGATACTTCTAATGAGATTCTTGGATTTCGGCGGCGAGATGCCCAAAGTGAAACCGCAGGCGTTAGGCTCGCGGAACGCACAGCTTGCCGAGAATGTTGATTTGTATGGTGGTATGCTCCGCCCGCATCGAAGCCCTGCGCTGTTCGCCAACGCGGTTGACGAGCGGGGTTCTCCCATTTCTGCGAAGATGGTAATCCCCGTCGGCGACTATATGGTTGGGTTTCCCCAAGATGTACATTGGGTACGCGACCCGCGCGAGAGCGCAGGGGCTGACACGGTGTTGTTCGTCCGCGACGGGCAGTTGTACCGATTGTCATCACGCATGGTACGCGCCGGTACAGGCCCGACACTTGTTGGTATCGACCCGCCTGCCGAAGCCCCTACTGTCGCCATAGCCCCGAACAGGGGCTGTGTGTCCAAGTGGGACAACCGATGCGCAGACATGGAACAGTCCGGCGATTGCTCTGATTGGGGAGACGCGCCCGAAGTGCGCGGCTACCGTGTAACGTATGTGAACGAGTGTGGCGAAGAAAGTGCGCCCAGTCCTGTATCGAACTTGGTTGACATCAAGAACGGCGACGGCGCAATCGTAGTAGATACGAACACGCCGCCAAAGAACGCAGTGAAGCGCAGATGGTATCGCTCCGCCACCACCAGTGACGGTCAGGCGGTATGGTTGTATGTGGACGAAGATGTCATTGCCGATAACACGTTTATCGACGATAAGTGTCCGCAGGATTTAGGCGAGGTGCTTTCTACGGAAGACCATCTGCCGCCGAACAAATGCTTGGACGGCGTGGCCCTCACACGCAATATGCAGACTATCGTGTGGACGAACAATCAGTTTTGGGTATCAGAACCTCGACTGCCCCACGCGTACCGCCCTGCGACACGCGTAACCCTGCCGTCCAAGATTCAATTCATCGCTTCGCACACCACCCGTGTAGAGGGCGACACTCACTTCGACAACGTGGTAGGCACTGTCGGTTATCCGTACACCCTTAACGTGCGCGATGACGCACAGACGACGGTCAAAGAGCTTGAGTATTGGTATCCTGCATTGTCTCCGTTCGGTTGGTGTACGCTCGCCGGCGGCGTGTACTACACTGCCGAGAACGGCTTGGTTGGTATCACAGGCACGTCAGTGAACATGATGACCGAGGACTATATGACCGAGCGTGAGTGGCAGGGGTATAACCCGTACACCATGCGTCTTACCGGCTACGACCAACGAGTGTTTATGTGGTACGATTCCGCATCAATCCGACAAGGTTTGTTGTTGGTATTACCTACTACCGATAAGCGTCGCAACCCAAGCCTGAGCCGTTTGACGCTACCAGTTAAGATGGCCTACGCCCACCCTGAGACCGGTATGCTTATGCTGATGGGGTTTGGCGTGTATAAGTGGGGTGCGGGCGACAAGCCTATGCGCTACCGCTGGCAGTCAGGTATCGAAGTGAACAGTGCCTATTGGTTTCCGACAGTGTTCAAAGTCGTCAGCGACGACCTGCCGCGCCAGTATCGCCAGCTTGAGCAGTTACGCACTAAGTTCGCCGTGTGGAAGCGCACCCATTGTGGCCTTGACCCTGTGCAGTTCTTCGACACCCACCCTGAAGCGCGTGAGCATATGGCTGACCTGATGGAGTTGTCGCCACGCGTTGTGCTGCGCTTGTATGCTGACGGCGAGGAAATCTATACCCGACCTATCCGCAACCTTGCGCCGGTAATGCTGAAGAAACGCAGACGCGCAATCGAATGGTCGTTTATGGTAGAAAGCGATATTGAGATACGGGAACTGCACTTGCAGAAATCCCATAACGATTTACAGAATGACGGCGGTCACGCATAGGAGATGGTATGACTATTATCAACAAGAACAGCGGTGGCAAAAGTGGCGGCAGCTCCTCCGGCAAGACCGAGGACACCCCAATCTACAACAAGGTAGAGATTAAGGAAAATGCCCCATCCGGTACGAACTCTGTTGCCGTAACCGCCCCGCATATCGTCCAGTATCCGCGCCCGCCAAAACGTGATGATGGTCGATGGCTCGCGCTGTCGTCCGTCATTGGTAACATCATTGGTAAGCTGTCCAGTCAGAAAGTCATCAAGGAGGCCAAGAGCGCAGAGAGCAAATGGCGCGATGTGATGGCGAAGATGAAAGAGATGGCGGACATCGAGAACGCCCGTGTACCGAAGTTGCGTGGTAAAGCGGACGGGGCGATGGACGACCTCGATAAACGCAACACACTCAACTGGCAGCGCGGCGATATTGAGTACGCCTATGGCGAGCAGTTGAAGCCATGTATCAATGACAAGGCCGACGAGATTTGCCAGTTGTCTGCGTGTGGCTGGCAGACAGACTATGATGGTATCCTCACGCGTGTGACGGCGGATGCGGAGGCTGCGGCGCATAAAGAGATGGATAAAATCTGCCGCATGAATAACCGCTACAACACAGGCTGGAATTGCGACGTGCGCGGGCAGTTGGCAGTCGCTACGCAGAATACCATCATCGCGCAGACGAATAAGCTGCGTGAGGAAGAACGCTTGAAGAAACTTCAATATGATACTGACATCAAAATGAAGACCTTTGAGCTTATGGAAAAAACACGGCAGAATCGAAACGCTACGGCTCGTGCCTACGACACCACTGCTATCGACGTGCGCCTCAAACAGTACACCAGCTACACGGCAGACGCACAGACCTCGCTTAAGCTGGGTGCAGACCTGTTGGCATCGCACGGGCAGAACGCTGCATGGTTGGCTGACAGCCTGCGTAAAACAGCGAAAGAGTCTATGGCAGACTGGGGTACACTGGCGACCATGATTACCGGTTTGTTGTTCGCATGGAACAGTAAGCCGGCTGCGGCTAAAGCAAACGACTGCGGCGGTGGCGACAGTTCCCTTGACGCGTTGTTCTAATCATGTGGACCAACGACCCGATGGAGGGGTTATTCCCTCCTGAAACCGAACAACCCCAAGCAGAAGAATGGTATGATACTGTTGTGCTTGGGATTGACCCTACGCGCGGGGATTTATATGACGCAGCAGCGCACATGGTGCGCGACCTTACGTCTGACCGCGAAGACCCGTACACTTACTATGGGCTGCCCGCATTAGCGGTCGCCCCTGACGCTTATGAGGAATGAGTAATGGCAGGCTATTTTATCGGCATGAACTCCCCGTCTATGGGGTTCGGCAGCGGTGGTAACTTCTTCTCACAGTTGGGACAGATTGGTCCTGCGTGGCAGAACACCATGCTGCAAGGTTTGAACACGCAGAACGCGTTTAACGAATTTCAGAACAAACAAATCGTTGACCCCTACAAGGTCAATGCGATTGCGTCCGCTTACGGTCTGCAAGGCTTACAAAACCTGTTCGACTCCCGCGACGCACAGCAGGCGTTGAACGCGCAGGCCGCGCAGATTTTTACGGCAAATATGCAGGATAACCTCCGCAGCTATCAGAACACCGGACAGAACGGTAAAGAGTTCGTATTCGGCGAAGACCAAGCGTTGTCTGCGACCCAGCCGAAAGCCCTGCAAGTCCCATCGCAAGCGCAGCCTACACTGCCTGCTCTGTATGGTGGCTATGCTGCGACTGCGCCACAAATTACCGGTACGCAACGGCTGACCCCATCGCAACAGCAACAGTTTGGTCTGACCTCGTACACTACGCCGCAAGGCTACACAGGTGTGCCTGTCATGGACAGCGGTTATCAATTTACAGGATTTTAATAGGGGGCTGACATGGCTGAAGATTTAACCGTAGGACACCCAAGTTTTTATCGCGGTAGTGGTTTAGAGGGCAGACCCCTGTTCGCCCCTAACCGTGTACCCAATCAAGGTACGCCGCTGTTGGCAGCGGAGCGTCCGCAACCTATGCAGTTCGGCGATACCCTGCGTGGGTATTCTTTGTACCAACTGCCGTCTAACTATGTCGGCGTACCTGCTGCACAGCCGCAGGCCGTCCCGATGTACCTGAACCCGAACACCCAACCGGCAGACCCTATGGGTGTGTTCCAACGCTTTCGCAACATGGCAAATGGTACTGCCCCAGTGGTATCAACCGCACAACCCGCTGCCCAACCTGCGGTGGCAGAGGCCCAACAACAGGCGCAAGCTGCGTCCATGACCCAGCCCCAACAGGTAGCTGCCCCGCAGTCCATCGTCTCGGTTGAGGCGTTGCCGCGCGTTGATGTACCTAAGCTACGCCCACAACAGAACGACATTCGTTTCATCGCTTCGCAGGGTGTAGATGCCCTCGATGGTGGCGACGCTTCCCTTGACTTCGGTCGCCGTTATGCGGCAGCCGCCGCAACAGGCGCAGTACCTGTGGTAAGTAACGCTATGTTGGCTGCGATGAATCGACAACACGCCCGCAACCAAGCGGCCTTGTCTGCCGCGACTAAGGCGCAGGACGTGAACGATATGTACGCTGCGATGAACGACCCTAACCTCCGCGCCCGCGCCCATGCCTTGTCCAAAGCAAATGGTATCTCTTTCGACCTTGCCATGAAGCAGGCAGTGCAGTCCAAGCTGCTGGAGAGTGGCGATTACAACTTGGCAAACCGCTATGAGATGACGCAAATCCTGCCACAGATTGACGCGGAGCAACAACGCCGTGTTACAGAAGCCATCAACTTTGGCGGTTCGGCTACGCCGGTACGCGACCCATACGGAGCAGACATTCAAACCAATGGTATCAACTCCGCCCAACCTACCGCCGACGGTAAATATGTGTACACCACGGCGAACAATGTCGCGGTCGGTACGCCTCTCGCTGGTACGATGTATGGCGTGATTAATGGCTCAAGCTCTCCAACCAACGCCTCATACAACGTTACACAGGCTAACATCCAAACTGGTCTCAACGCACAACAGGCTGCCGAGAAGCAACTCGCCGCCGAACGTGCGCAGATAGCGAACCAAGAGAAGACTGCATTGGATGCGCTCAACAAGCGGTTGACGGCGCAAGCCCAGTTATTACGCGCCAACGCGAGCCAGCAGAATGCGGCAACCCGCGCAGCTACTGCGGGTAACAATGGTGACAGCCAAGCGGCACGGACTATGCTCGCTACGTTGAAAGCCTTGCCTGACGGCGACCCACGCAAAGAGCGCATCATGCAAGCCCTGACCGATATGTATGTCAGCCCTACCTCTCCGACGGAGTAAGCTATGACCGCGTACACTTATGATTATGGTCTAGGGTTGGGCGCACCTGTACAGACCAACAGCTATCGAATCACATCGTGGGTAGGCCCTCGCAAACAGTTCTCCACATCCCACGGGCAGAAGTCTAGTACCAGTCACGCAGGTGTGGATATTGCCGTACCCGTCGGTACAAAGCTGCTCGCGCCCATGTCGGGCAAGGTTATCCACGTTGTCAACGTGAACGATGGTACAGAAAAACGCAATAAGTGGCAGTACGGCAACCAAGTAGTCATCCAGCGTGACGACGGCGTGATTACCCAGCAGTCGCATTTATACGATGTGAACGTCAAGGTCGGCGACCGCGTACAGCAGGGTCAGGTCATCGGGCGCACCGGCAACTCCGGTAGCTCGACTGGCCCTCACTTGGACTACATCGTCATCAAGAATGGTATGGCTATGCGCCCCGATGGTACGGCATATCAATCCTATCATCGCGCTTGGCTACCAAAAGCGGGAACAATGGCCTCGCCTACTGCGCCTACCGCGCCTGTTGGCGACACGAGTAACTACGCCCAAGCCGCCCCTGTTGGCGCAGCGGTCGCTGCGCCAGTAACACCCGATATTCCTGTACCTGCCAAACCAGCGGCGCAACAGGACTTCTTTGCCGAGTTGGTAAAAGAGCAAGAGATGGCAGATAAGCTGTTGTCGCTTACCGAACCACGCGCGGCTGCGGTCGCTGTACCCAACGATGACTTCTACAACAATGTAGCGCAAGCAGATTGGAACACCTATTATGGCTACCCGACAAGACCTCGAACGTTATAGAGCCGACCCCTATGTGCAGCAGATGTTGACGCTGCTGTCCCGTACCGAGGGTACATACGATGCGAAGAACCCGTATGCAGTGTATGGTGGTAAAGTTGCGAACCAGCTTACCAGCTTCGCCGACCACCCACGCGCTGCGGGCAAATGGAATTTCAGCGATAACTCCGGCAAGCATCAGGGTTCTACCGCCGCCGGTCGGTATCAGATTATCCAAAAGACGTGGGACGGTATCTCACGTCAGTACGGGCTTAACGACTTCAGCCCCATGAATCAAGACCTCGCCGCCATCGGCTTGATGGTAAACAGCGGGGTCATGCCCCTTATCCTCAAAGGCGACATTCGTGGCGCGGCTTCCAAGCTGGGCAACGTGTGGGCGAGCCTGCCCTCCAGTCCGTACAACCAAGCGAAGCGCAGTGGTAAAGAGTTCGACAAGATGCTCGCCGCGTCCACCGGCGTGACCGCGCCAACGGAATTACCATCAACAGCAGGCGCAGTGGGGGGTATGACGGACAAGTCCATCGTTACTCCTAAGATTCCGTCGCCTACTGCTCCTACCACGAGACAAGATTTCGTACTAGACCCTTTGAGTAAAGAGGAACTTGAGGCTATAATGACCGAGAAACGCCCGACCCAGCCGCGCATTAAAGACGACTTCTTCGTCAATGTGGCGAAGCCTAACTGGGCAGCCTATTACAGTTAAGGATTAAAAATGCCATACAACACTGGTGCATTATCATACTTGGACAACTTAGCCGCGATGACACAACAAGCCGCCTTAGACAACGAGGCGGCTCGTCAGCAGTTGGCACTTGAGCAACAACAGTCTGAAGCGCGTATCGCCGAAGCACAGAAAGCAATGGAGGACGCGCTTGCCCAACAGCAAGCCGCGTATGTGGCGCAGCAACAACAGGCACAGGCCCAAGCCCAACAGCAACAGGCCGCCGCTAATGCCGCCACCATGTCCACCGGCAACAAGTGGGCTGACGAGTTCATCGCTTCCGCTGACAAGTTCAATTATGGTACACATGGTATCGACCCGAACGGCGCGACCTTGTGGAATCGCAAAGTGTTGGATAACTGGCTGGACGTTAAAGCCAAAGAAGAGAACTGGAATGCCTTGCAGAAAGACCAAATTAAGAAACAGGTCAAAGATGCAGTGGTAAAAGTCAGCACCAACAAGAACCTGTTTGATACAGAGGAACGCGGCTTTTGGGGCGCGGTTGGCGATATTGGTAACTCGTTGGCGGACAGTGCCGTCGGCGGTCTTGCCGACCTTGCCAGTACGCTCAACATTGCCTCGTATGAGGGCGCGAAGCGTATGGACAAGGCGGGTTACACAGACGCTCTCGGTAATATTAATCCTGTTTACGCAATGGAAAAAGCGTGGGAGTTTACCGGCCTCGGCGATGGTAAGATGAACTGGGACAAGCAGATTGATGACGCTGTTGTTGCCACACGCGCCGCGTGGGGCGATTTGAAATCTGATTATTCTAAAGATGCGGCTCGCGCTCGTGCTGAAGCCAGCGGTGTGGCAGAGACCCTGCTTGCTCTCGGCGATAAACCCACCACTGCATTCGACGAACTGGCCTCCGCACTGGGTGTTGTGGTAGGTGCTAAAGGGCTGAACCTCGTCGGTAAGGGTGTTGCTGCCGTTGGTAAAGGTATTGTCAAAGGCGCAGCTAAAGGCGTGAGTAAAGCCACGCTCGGTATGGCTGATGATGTACTCCGAGCCAGTGGCGCACAACTCGGTCGCGCTGCGGGTGTGTTGAAGCCTGCTGCTGAACGCCTGAACCCGTCCATGCTGGTACGCACCGCCGCTATCGAGGGTTCGGGTAATGCAATGGACGTACTTCGCCAAGAGGGTGCATACGACCCTAACACAGCGCAATATACTGACGACGCACTGGCTACGGCTGCTGCCACCGGTCTGCTGACAGGTGGTATTACTTATCTCGGCGGTAAGCTGTTCAACACCGTAGAGGGTACGGCTGCCCGCGCTTTGGGTGGTCGCGCTGCGGCAGGTAATACCACTTTGAGTCAAACCCTGCTGTCGGGCAGTGGTCTCACTATTGAGCAAGCCCTGCGTACTGTGGCTGATGATATTGCCTCCGGCGCAGCATCTAAGGCTACGCGCGATATGCTTGGCGAAGCGACCGAGTACCTGATGTCCCGTACCGCACAGCTTGTTCCTAAGTCGGGCAAACTGTCTGCGGTGTTCAACGGTACGAAACAGATTACCAGCGGTATGCTGGGCGAGGGTCTCGAAGAGGGCCTTATCGGTATGGTATCCAGTGCCGCCACACAAGGCTTGGGCAAAGATGGTACGTTTAATACCAACAACATCGACATCAAAGAAGTTATGCGGGCGGGCGCGAACGCCGCTACGCTGGGCGCAACACTGGGTGTCGTGAGTGGTAGCATTGAAGCCGCAGGCAAGTACCGTGAGCATCGTGCGAACGTTGACAGCATACTCCGTGAGCGAGACGAAGCGGCAAGCACCTACTTACCTGAAGTACGTCAGATGTGGTATGACATCGAGAACCCTGCCGGTGTAGCGCAGCCACAAGGTCAGGCACAATCCCAACCACAGGCACAAGCCCAACCTACGGTTGACCCATTGCAACAAGCGCAGGCTCAAGCCCAAGCGCAACCTACTGCGCCACTGGCCTTGCCAAGCCCTAACCCTACGCTGGCTATCCCAAGCAATATCGACCCACGCCTGCCTGACGACGTATATCGTGAACTGGCACTGCAAGCATACAAAGAGCGTGTGGCACAAACCGATGCCGCTCGTGCTGACCGTGAGATGGCTGCTGAAGTTGACGCGACCAAACAACGTGCAATGGGCGACCGCTTGGCCGATTACGCCAAAACCGAGCAAGCCAAAGTTGCGCTTAACGAATTGCTCACACCTGAACAACGTGCCGAACGTGCGACTGCCGGTTTCCGTTTCGCTGACGATATTCTGAACCGTAGCGACATTCATGTTCCACAAGGTGTCCGCGCGACCATCGAGTTGCTCGGTCAGTTGGAACGCGCCCAAGACCTGATTAAGAGTGGTACGTTGGATACGACCACTGAAAAATCTTTGCTGGATTCTGCCAGCCAGTTGTTGCGCTACGCAACACGTCAAGGCCGTCTCGAAGCCGCGCGTACTTGGGTAGATAAGAACCTGTTGAAAATCAAGACTGCGGAACAGGCACAGCCTGCCCCTGCTGATGGTACGGCCAAAGCCGTCAGCAACACCCGCTCGACCAAGACCGTCCTCGAACAGAATGGTATTGCAGGTGCTGCCGGTAAGGACGTAATGCGTTTGATGAAAGACGTGAAGTCAACCAACGCGCGTGTGGAAGTGAATAATTTTATTGAAGCATTCACAAGCGACGAGCCGACCGACGTTGGCTACTTCCGCGACCGCGCTGTCGCCAGCCTGACCGATATGTATGTGAAGCAGGGGCAAGACCAAGCCACTGCCGAAGCGTCAGCGCAACAGTTGGTCGATGACTTGGAAGCTACCTTGACCGATGGCGTTGAGTCCCGCTCTGCCACTAAAGAAGCCGCCTCGCAGGAGGGTGCGGCAGCCGAAGCAAAAAAGCTCCAGTTGACCCTCTTCGACGAGGTAACGCCTGACGCTACCCAAGCCGTCCATGATACTGCACGAGCCATGCAGAAGCACGGCGCACCAACAGCGGTGGTGGCCTTTCCTGATGGGTGGCAAGACGACCCGCGCTTTCTGCGCATGATTGGTAGGTACGAGCTTCAAAACGGCAAACCGTTTTTCCGCAACCAGTTAGGAACTGGCGGCGAGTACCAGCAAGCGTTGGCCGCAGGACGTACTGAGTTGAACGAGCAACAGTGGTATCAAGTACGCTCGCCACAATTCAAAGCGTGGTTCGGCGACTGGGAGAACGACCCTGCCAACGCATCTAAAGTAATTAACCCACGCACGGGCGAACCACTGGTTGTATATCATGGTACGGCTGGTAAGTTCGAGGCGTTTGACCGTGGCGCACGAGCGGTGTCAGGGTCATCAACTAACGATGGTTTCTTCTTCTCGGATAGCCCCGATGTGGCAGGGTCTTATGCTTCCGTGGATTCTAACTATGCACCGCAACCTATGGTTCGTGGTCGAATCTACGATATTGACGACAACCTTACAGCGGATTTAGGGACATTTGATTCCAGCGACGCGCTGTATGCACATCTACGCGAACGCGAAGCCGCAGGGGAATATGTGGACTGGGACGGCGTTGTTACCAATACAGAGTATCCACAAGTCCCGCTGTCCGCGCGTAACATTATTCCTGCGTTCTTAAATATCAGACAGCCACAAGTAACAGACTTTGGTGGATTGCCGTGGAACGCTTTTCCCGCTGCACAAGGTGGTTATATCACAACGGATGTACTGGCCCGCGAAGCCCAACAGTCGGCAGACGGGGCGGTATTCACTAACGTGCGCGATTCACACGCCCAATCAGATACACAAGTTTCAACTGTGTATGTCGCCTATGACGCGAACCAAATCAAGTCCGCTGTGGAAAATAGTGGCGAGTTCTCTACCTCTGACGCGCGTTTCCGCCACCAACGTGGTGTACAGACTGAATGGGATACGATGTCTGACGCGGAAAAACATTTCGCTATCGAACAGCAGACCATCACTCGTGGTACGAACGCCTTGCGTAACGCGTTCGGCGATGACATCGCTTGGAACGTGGTATGGGTATCCCCGCGCAGTCAGAACCTGCATAACCGCAATGCCCGCGCGTATGTGGTCGATGGCGACCCGAACACCATTTACGTTGTTGCCCACCCGCACATGACGAACCAACAGTTCGTGTACGCCGTAGCGCATGAGATACTCCATCAAGGGGTTGACGTGAACCTGCGTGGTAAAGTGTTGCGCGGTGCAGACTACACCCAGCACATGGACCGACTGGCGGAGAACCCGTTTGTCCAAGCGTTGATGGCGCGTATCGGCGAGCGATATGGCAACATCGACAAGCAGTCTATGGTAGAGGAAGCCCTTGCCGAGATTCACGCTGCGCGTACAACGAAAGACGGCTGGAACACCCTGCGTAACGAGTGGGGCTTGGATACGGACATCCCTGCCGCCCTGCGCTCTACCAACTCAAGCAGCTTGGTATCTCGTATCGTGAGCTACCTGAAACAGGTGGTATCCCGTCTGACCGGCAAGTACCGCAGGGCAAGCGACAGCGACGTGGCAGACTTCCTGAAAGTGGTAACAGCCCGCCGTCCGAACGACACCGCAGGTATCCGTACTCCCGACCAAGTGAATGCCTACCGTCAACGCATGAGCTTTGAAGCAGCGCAGGCGCGTAGCGATTATTACCATAACCAAGCGCGTTCCATCTATCCTGACTTCGACTCACTGGACGCTACATCTAAGGCCAACATCCTGTCCCAACTGGGTACAGGCGACGAGCAGGCGCAGACCGAACTGGGCTTACAAATCCGTAACTCTCTGCTTCCGGTCAACGACCCGTGGAAAGACCATAAGTGGCGGGCGCAACAGCAAGCCGCAGCCCACGCGCAGAAAGTAGCCGCAGCACAGCAGGCGGCCAACCAAGTGCCTCCGTCAAGCAACCCACAAGGTCAGGCGGATTACGTCCGCCGTAGTGTGCGACAAATCCGTATCTACCCGTCACGCGCGAACACCAGCTACTACAACGCCTCTGACTTGGATAACTACGTTGGTATCATCTCGCAAGTCCGCAAGGGCGACGCATACTTCATCCGTGTAGAGATGAACGACGATGCAACAGGTGCGAAAGGTATCATTTACGAAGAGCCTGTCACTGGCGACATTGACCTCGATATGCACAAAGCATGGGAAGCGTTGGTGCAACAGTACCCGAACGCTCACTACGAGCGACGCGAGGGCAGCACATACAGTACCGAGGCTAACCGCGCCCTGACACCTGAAGAGTTGGTGGTATTGAACCGCGCCCAACAGATGGGGCTGTCGTCTCCGTCTCTGCGCCGTTGGACTAACTGGTTGCGTGACAAACTGCCTGCCAACTATGTACCAATCTTAGATAAATTCCTCGATGTGGTAGAGATGGCGCGTACCCATTGGGTAAGTATTTACACCCCGTTCATGGCGGTGGAACAGATGTACGCCGACGCTACCGGCAAGCAAACCAATATCATCACACGCCTGCTGCGCGATAAGAGTGAGGCCGGCGCGTTCCTGCACCGTAACTTCAACAGTACCAATCCGAAACAGCAGTCACTGCGCGACCGCACTGAGAAACTACGCCAGTCCATCATCGACAGTGGTATCTCGCAAGAGAAAGTGAACCGTATCCTGCACGGCTTGGAAGAACGTGTCCGCTCCGATGTGCTGTTGAACAGCGACGAGTCTTTGGGCCACTGGCAGGAAGTGAATGGTAATCGCGTGTTATTCGACCCAGCCACAGGCCGTCCGCGTTACACCGTGACCGGCTACCGCTTCCAAGACCTCGACACCACCGACCCGAACGCCGGTACTTACGACCTGCGCGGTATCCGCTTGGCACAGGCGTTGGCTAACCTGACGGTCGAAGAGCGCAATAAGATTGGTTCGATTGTGGCTGAAGTAGCCGAGACTAACCGCATTGTGAATAAGCTGAAACACGAACGCGGTGTGCTGACCGACAAGGATTACTACGAGCGCGTCAACCGTGGTAAGGGTTACCTTGACTTGGTATTCCCCGAACTGTCGGCACAAGGCGTTGATTTCGGCGGGTTCTTCGTAACCATGCGCGATGATGACAGCAGTGCCTACTCTAAGGCCCATGCGCTCGGTCGTGCCAGCGCGGTAGAGAATGTGTTGGGCAACACCGCTAAGGTGTGGGAGGCAGAGGTTAAGACTGCGTTTACCAATAACGAGTTGTCGCAGTTCGCGTTGATGGTAATGAGTATGCCGAACAAGCATTTCGTTATCGACCCTGTGTCTCCGCGCAACAACTTCGAGGATGCCGACAACGTGTTGGATTGGGAAACCAGTCATAAGGGCGAGCAGGACAGCATTATGATTTACATCAACGGCACACCTGTACGCCTCGTGGCTAAGTCGAAAGCCGCAGCCAAAGCGTTGCGCCAAGAGCAGCCTCACGCGGCAGTGGCGAAGATTGGTAGTATCAACCACTACTTCAACCAGTTCAAAACCTCGTTGAACCCTGCGTACCCTGTGTTCGGTCTCATGCGCGACATCATGACCGGCTACCTGAATATCAGCGGCGCAATCGGCGAGCAGTACGTTGACAGCAAGTCAGCCCCTGCTGTTGGTATGAAGTCCATCGGCTACGCCCTGAAGTATCTGTTCTCGCCTGATAAGCACAACCTGTTCCTCGGTACGGCTCGCGGTCAGTACACTGACCCGTGGCAGTTGGCCTACCAACGCCTCGGCGCGGGTATGCAATTCGGCGACAACCTCAACACTGATGCGTTCGCTACCAATGCCCTGACAGGCAAGCTGCCCCATCAAGCCGACCTGTTGCGTACCGGCGTGAGCAAGGCGCGTGGTATCACTGCGCGTGTTGCCGAGACCATCGCTTACCCGCCTGAGACCGCTATGCGCCTCGGCTCGTTCCGTGCCTACGTCGAACACGTCTTCGGTCCACAACCGAGCAACGTGACGGCAGAGCAGTTGGTTGACCTGTTCGACCAAGCCAAGAACCCAGCTAACGCTGACAAGGCGGCGGCCATTATCCTTGGTACGAAGAACCTTACCAGTAACTTCCAACAGCACGGCGCGGACAACATGGTTCGCCATATGTTCTCGTTCCACAACGCAGTCATGCAGGGTACGTTCTCGACCCTGCCGCAAATCCTCTCGACCAAGCATGGTCGCAACAGCATGGCCCTGATGGGTATCGGGCTGCTCATGGCCGCCGTAGCCAACGTAGGCGGCGAGGATGACGACGAGTTCGGCAACAGTAAGTATTACCAAATCGCCAACCGCAACCGCACAGTCAAACTGGGCGACGTGCAAATCCCTATCCCTGACGAGATGGGGTGGTTCAAACTGCTTATCGACAACGCTGTCGGTGTGGCTATGGGCAAGCGCAACGTCCTCGACGCTGCGACCGAACAGGCAGGTGGTATGGTTGATATGACGACCGCCCAACACTGGGGCAACACCGACAATGCAGTGGCTAATGCGATGTTCTTCGCCGCGCCTGCGTTCGCCCAACCTGCCGTGGCCTTAACCACCGGCAAGGACATCTTCGGTCGTGAGTTGAAGTCGGAACACGCCTATGACGAGAATGGTAAACGTATCCAGTTCGCAGCCGACGTAGAGCGTACCACCTACCGTGCGTCAAGCACCGGTACTGACATTGCAGAGATGCTGTATGGTGCGACCGGAGGCGCGGTCGATATGACCGGCGACGAGATTGACGTGCTGGGTCAGGGTTATCTTGGTGGTCTGTACCGCTCCGTAACCCGTGGTATTGACGCAAGTGCCGACCGTGATATGGGTATCGCCGACATCGTTGGCAGCGAGCTGTTCCGCTCGACCAAACCTATCCACATCGACGGCCAGTCGGAAGAAGCATGGTTGCAGATGGGCGAGAAGCTGCACGTCAGCACACGCCACGCAGGTGGTACACTCGACATCCTCAACGCTGACATCGACCAGTCCGTGACGGAAGCGCAGCGTATTTACGCCGAGGCGGATAAGAAAATGCGAGCCGCGAAGAGCGACATGGGCTACTCATACAAGCAGTTGAATGCTATGATTAGTCAAGCCGAAGCCGAGGGGCGTTATCAAGACGTTCGGGATTATCGGGCCGATATGCGTACTATCCGTACCAACAAGGCGGCGATTCGTGCCGAGGCTACCACTGAATTGAACTTGCTCGGTATTAAATAGGAGAGTGATATGGAACAAGTCAAATGGTACAAACGCTTGCTTTGTGGTTACAACATTCTAGGCGATTTTGCTGATTTGATATGTCGGGGGACGGAGACGCAGTACGACCTGACCCTGACTGATATTCGTAACAAGACGGTCAGTACGCGGTGTTGGTGCTGTACTTTTTGGCGCGGGGTTATTGTCGGCGCGGTTGTGTCAGCTTTGGTAACGGGAGCGATTCATGCAGCAATTCACTTATAGACGACGCATCCCTCGTCCGGTTCACGACACGGCCAACTGGGTGTTTTTCACGCGCACACGCGGGGTAGAGTTGGTTAATACCATGTTCCTCGTCTCCGCCTGTGTCGCACTAAGTGGGGCTAAATACTCGATTGTCAAGTTACCAATGGTATATAATGCAGGTACGCTGAATCTGACTGCGCTGGTTTATGGCCTCATCTGTCTCGCTGTGTTGCAGACCATTGGGCTGTTTTGCGACGGAATGTGTAAGTATCGTTGGGTATCGGCACTTGTCTTGTCCATATCCTCTGCGTTTTGGGCGTGGCTCGCCGTCCTCACATACCACGGTGCCGCATGGCTTACCAGTATCGGCGTACATAAACAGGCGTTGTTCGCCTACATTATCCTGTGTGTGATTTGTTGGCTCGCCGCTGACTATATTAGGCAGGACATTACGGAATAGCTCGCGTTAATAGGGGAGGCAAGATGCAAGATTTGCTGACCCCGCTGAACTTGGCTATCTTTGGGGGATTGGTTGGTGGTCTGCGTACTGCGGCAAAGTCGCAAGACTGGTGGTTTCTCCGTCTGACCGATGTGCTTATCGGAGCGATGGCGGCTGCCAGTGCAAGTCATTATGTGCCTGCTGATTCCCCTTTGAGTGCGTTGCTTATCGGGGTAGTCGTTGGACGTTCGGCTGGGTACGCCGTCGATGTGGTTTATAACCTCGTACCCCAACTGATTCCTATGTTGATTCAGTTTTTACAAACACTTCAAAACACGAAAGGGAACAAATGACAGGTTTCACTTTAGGTAAAGCGTCGCTCGCCAAGCTGGAGGGCGTACACCCCGATATGGTAAAAGTCGTCAAACTGGCAATTACCTATACCACTCAAGACTTCAGTATCCATGAGGGGTTGCGCACCAAGACACGTCAAGCGTACTTGGTTAAGACCGGCGCGAGCCGTACCATGAACAGTAAACATATCCAGCAAGCGGACGGTTTCGGCCATGCCGTTGACCTGTTGCCGTGGGGCGACTTCGATGGTAATGGTACTAAAGAGGTGTCGTTCCACTGGGGGCACTTCTATGCCATCGCCGAAGCCATGCGCAAGGCGGCTAAAGAGCTGGGTATCCGTGTGCGTTGGGGCGGTTGCTGGTGTGCGCTGAATGACACAACCACGCCTGCTACCAAGCTGGTAGAGAATTATGTGGCTGCGCGTAAGCGTCAAGGCAAGTCAGCGTTCATCGACGGCCCACATTTCGAGTTAGAGGGTTGATATGAAAAACATTACATGGGTGCGTGGTGCGCGATACTGGTATAGAATGTGGTCTGTTTGGGCTATGGTCTTGCTGGGTCTGTATCCGTACCTCGTTGAGAACCAATCCATGCTGGGCGAGTATATCCCTGAGAAGTACCGTCCATTGTTCGGGCTGCTGTTGTGCGTGTTGGGCGTGTTTACCCGATTGGTACAGCAACAGCGACTTACGGATACTGTAAATAGTGAGGAACAATCATGAGTTGTGGAACTGATACCACTATGCTGCGCCTTATCGTGCAGGACGAAGTATCCAAACTGCTCAAAGATGGTACTCTGCAAGGCGGGCTGCTGGATTGCAACGACAAGCCGTTACCGGCGCAACGTACTGTTGCCCAGTGCAATGACCTTGTGGATACAGTAGTTACCAAGTTCGAGCGCATCGACCGTAAGCTGCGTATCACGTTGTCGGATAAGACTGAACTGGAAGTCGAGATTCCCGACTTGAACCCGCCGACCGTGCATACCAAGCGATACCATGCTACGGCGCAACTGGTGCTGGCGGCCAACGAGTGTGGTACAGCCCAACGCGTCGTGGTCGGATACCATCCTGACGACGTGCGCGACCCTGATGCCACAGTCCCCGTAACAGATAAAGATGGTACGACACTGGCTTGGGTGTACCCTACGTCCGCCCCTGAGCATTCAGTCCCTGTACGCAAAGATGGTACAGTTATCGGCTACGGTATGGGGGCTGGTGTGATTACGTTTATCGAGGCTGCTACCGAGACCGAGGGTAAACCAAACGCCGGCGGTAATGGTGGCGAGTGTCCATGCCCTACGCTGATTAGCTTGGGCAATCAAGAGATTAAATAAGGAGACCAATATGGGTTATCATATTTTAGGATGTCAAAAAATTTCCTCCTGTTGCGAGCCTACGGTGTTGGCCTCCGTAGGTCGCACCGGCACAGTGTTCGTGTTCACAGACACTGATGGTAAGCAGTACCACTTCGACCTTGCCGACATTATCCCTAAGTCTAAGGCTGACCGCTTCCTGTCCGACGTGCAGTACGACGCGGAAACCAAGCAGTTGACATTTACCACCTCCGCCGAGGGCGAGGTGGACAAGCAGTTCTCCGTCAACGTTGCCGACCTGTTGCCTGTTGCGGTTGATGACGGCCTGCGCGGTAACGGCACAACTGCCAGCCCACTCAAGGTAAATGCCGAAGACCTTAAAGGCGACGGCATCAAAGTGGAAGACAACAATTTTGCTGTTGACTACGACCCTGAGACGATGGAACTGACTGCGGACGGTAAGCTCCGTGCGAAACCACAACCAAGCGGCTTGGACTGCGAAGCAATCGGCAAGCTGCCTAAACGTGTATGGAAAGCCGGTACGGTTCTACTGGCCAGTCAGGACGGCGAGTGCGTCCAACTGGCTTCCACCGACAGCGTGTTCCAACAAGTAGGTGTCGGTATCACTGCGTCAGCGAAACAGGTAGTAAACGGCGATACCACTCATGTTGTGGTAACTGTCAGCAACGTGGGCGAGGGTACGAACGAGAACACCACGCTGAATATCGTCCGTCCGGAGGGCAGCTACACCGTTACCAACGTTACCCACTCTTCCGTGGGCGTGGGTAGTGTCGAGAAGAAATCCGACGTGCTGTATGAACTGAATGGTATTACCAAAGGTGGTGTTGTTAAGGTTGAGTTCGACGTTACAACACAAGATGTAGGCACGTTGCAGTTTGGTGCGAACATCGACCCGCATTCCTCTTTGGATATGATTGTGTCCGACAATACCACCAGCATGATAATTACAGCTACACCGCGCACCACATACAAACCTACGGCTGAGTGTCCGTTGATTACCGCTACCGACAGCGCTACCAACACCGACCTGCGCGTCATCTCGCCTAACGCCGAGTTCGCTGCCCTGTTCAAAGGAGAAGAGCCAGCAGTCGCGCAGCGCGTCATGTCGCTCACTAATACCTATACGGACGGTAAGGGCTTCGCCGGTCGTAAGATTAAACTGAAAGGCGCGTCCACAGTGGTAGTTACCACCGGTGTCGCTACGGATATGGGTATTGCTTCCCAGCATGACATTACATCTACCAGCAACGAACTGAAGCATGAGAGTGAACGCTCAAACCTGGGCTTGACTAAACGCATATCGGCACGCGCCCAAGCGGACGGTAGAACCGCAGTTGACAACGCTACTAAACAACCTTACCCAATAACTGTCGTCGGTGGCGAGTACGGCTCTGTTCCGTTCAGCCCCCAAGCAGGACTGGTATATGGTACACATGGTGTGGCGTTGGGCTTGTTCGCCGATGGTTCGTCCGGAACTACCCCACCCCACGGCCTTGTGGACTTGGGTACGTTCGACCCAGCAACTGAGACGTTCACGTTCCGTGATGATATTCAGCAGCCGACCATTGATGCGATTGACGTGGTTAACGCACCTGAATCCTGTATCCTGTGGTGTCGCCCTGCCGGTGCAGACTGTGCATGGCAGGGTGTCGTATTGGGCGTAGGGGCGAAGTTTCCCAAGCTGCAATCCCGCGAGTGGACATACAACGTGGTATCCGGCGACGTGAACATTACCAGTGAAGTTACCCGCCCTGAAGTGATTAAACCGTCGTCTATCACGCGTGGTGTATCTATCGGTCGGGCATGGGCTAAAGACACACAGTATGTATCAGGCCGTTCCATGACATTGCAACAGTACATCGACAGCCCGCAACTGCGTACCAACAAGTACACGGCCACCGTGCGACGTGGTACGGCAGCAGAGTTCACGTTCACCAACACTGACGGCTTGTTCTTGCCGCAATACCTGTCCACTGGTAAGACCTCTACCAGTTATGACGAGGCGAGCAAGACTCTGACCGTGCGCGTGGCGGCGGACGCAATGCCGACGGATAGCGTGGCATGGGACTACCTTGACATCAAGGTTGTTGATTAAGTGAGCAACCGTGGCCCACATAGGGCCACGGTGTATAGGAGATGGTATGAAGATTATTCGACCGGAGGACTTGCACACGGACGACTTCCTTATTGAGCGTAATAAGGTTCGTGTGAAGAAAGAGTTGAAGAAGTACAGATTGACGTACGAGAGTGCCTCCCGCTTTACAGACCACATTGGTAGAACCATCGACGCGACCAACCGATTATATTTGCAAGTGCTGGACGGTATGGGTATCATACATATCGACGGCAAGCTGGCTACCGCAACCACCAACGGTGTCATCGCCCGACTACCGGCAGACGCACCCGTACCACTTAGCCTGATTGAATCAGGTCAGTACGTCGGCGAGACGTTCGGCTCGGTGTGGGTCAACGCCGGTACGCGCGAGGTGTATATCAGCGGTGTTCCGGTGGGCAGGCGTATTGTCGTGGACTTAGTGGGCTTCTTTGCCTAAACATTATTGGAGAACAACGTATGCAAATTATCCAAGTCATCGACCTCGACGGCACTACCGTCAAAGTGGACGAGACCAACCCAAGCGAGCCTAAGATTGTATCTGCTTTGCAGTTCGACTTAGGTGTGCGCAAGAACGTCACCATCGGCGACATCGCCGAACTGGTGTTCGCTAAACCGACCAATGCCAACGTGGAAGCCGTGTGCATCGGCTACAAAGGTACTGATGGTAAACACTACGGTTTAGTAGATGATATGTTCGCGACTGTTGAACCTACACCTGAACCTGCGCCGGTTGAGCGCAATGGCTTCATCGAACTGTCTATCCCGTCAGATTACGCCGGTAATCCCGAACTCAAAATCCGTCCACGCGACGGTGAGGGCGACAACTTTAGCCAAAACGAACTGTACAATGGTGCTGACTTGAACAACGGCATCTACGCTACGCTCGGCGATAACAACGTGTACCACTTCACTCATGTGGCAGTTGATGGCGAGGGTGTGCATACACTTCGTGCGGATAAGGTGTACCGCAAACCGTTGGGCGCGTCTATGCCTGTGCAGTTCGGCACGAGTGCGGACGTGATGGAACGCAGTGTGTCGTTGGGTAAAACCAGTACATCAGATGGTTTATCTTATACTGGTGGTACTTTCCGTGTAGCTGCACAACAAGGTTTACACATTACCTTCGCGTTATCACTATTAGACCATTTGTAAACAGAAAGGAAATTGAATCATGGCAAGAATTGTAACTGAAAACGACATCGGCAAAGGCTTGGCGATTGAGGGCAACAAGCTGGTTGCCAAAGTATCCGCTGCTGCCGGTAACGCCATCCAAGCGACCGAAGAGGGTTTGTTTGTAGCTACTCCTGCTGCGCCGACTGTGGATGTACACTTGGCCGGTGCTGAGTACGACAAGAAGACTAAGACTTTGAAGTTGAAGTTGTCTGACGACACTACTGTTGACGCGCCTCTGACCGAACTGCTGGCTAAGGACGCTTTGAATGAAACGCTGCGCGGCGAAGAAGTGCAATCGCTGGCAGGTGTGACGTTGGGCTATCTGATGAAAGCCGATTAAGCGTAGCCCGATAGAGAAAGCCCCTACGACGTAGGGGCTTTTGTTTTATTTCATCAACGAGCGCAGACGGCTGATTGATTCATAAACGTGGTATGACTGCGGCGGCTCGCCCTCGTTCTGTACTACTACGGTACTGCCTTTGGCTTCCGCTTGGACGTGTTGGATTGCGTCAATATCGACTTCAACCATTCCACCTGTAATGAGATTCAGAGTAATTGTTTTCATATTAGGCTTTCCATTTTCTCAACAATGGTTTCTAAGATACCCGCGTACATTACCATATCCGCTGCAACGTCGTCAGGCTCGCGCGACAGGTCGAAGCGTGGTAAAGATTCCTCGCCCTCGTAGTACACCGTCAAGGTGTTGCTGCTGGTACAGACCTGTACGTCCAAACCGACGGCCAACTCGATGTCCACTGCGGTGCATACGGTGTTCGCGCCGAGGGCAGAGGCCAGTGCTACGGGGTTAACGACCACACCGCTTGCCGACACACCCAGTTCCTTGTTCACGAACTTACGGCGTTCGCCCAAGATGAAGCCGTCAAGGTCAGGCTCGCCGAACTTAGCTGCTTCGAGGATACAAGCGATAGGGTAGTTAAACAACGACAACCTGCGCTTACCCTTGCCATCTGTCAGTGGCAGCCACTCAAGCATCTTCTTGTCGGTCAGACCAAAGCCTGCGATGTACACGCTTTCCGGTCGGTGCTTGGTACGGAACAACAGGAAGTTGTAATGGTAATACGAGATAGGTGTACGCGCCTTGATGTTCTCCAGCGCAATCTCTTTAAGCTCGCGGGACGGTATCTCACGGGTGTCCTCGGCTTGCAGGCGTTCGACTTCTGCCATCACTGCTCCTTTAGGCAGGACGTGCTTGCCGACACGCAGACGGATACCATACTGGTTTGGTTGCGCCACGCCGTGTGTGATACCACAAACACCGGCGAAGTCTTTGATTACAGGGTCGGCAGCAGAGATACGCAGCACGTCGGACAGCGCAACAGGTTCGTCATAGTCCAAGCGGACGATAGAGGTGGTAAATTTATTCATGGTTAAACCTTAGAATTCGGTTGAGGGTAATAGGGCTTCGGGATTCACAACTGCAACACGGCTCACGCCGAAGCGGGTATCGGCGGAAGAGTTGACCTCCGCGACGCGCTTAATGATTTGCGCCGCCGACAGGTTGGGGGCAACATGGTTGATAGCCAGTGCCGAGCAGACGGCGAAGTCCGCACCCTCGCATACCATGTTGGCTTCCTCCAGTACCCATGCGCCGTTACCCGTGGTATGGTCGAAGCAGTTGAACGAGAACACTGTGATTGGGGCGTCCTCGGTAGGCACGTCAGGGGCTACCACTGCGATACCGGCGGTGTTCATCTTCGGATAATCGTCGATGAACGAGGTACACGTCTCGATACGTTTTACCACCTCACGCCAGTGGCGCGTGACGGCATCGATGTTGCCACTGTACCCGATGGTTAGGGTGCGGTCGCCGTCGCGCATGACACGAATCTTGCTGTAACGCTCTCGGCTGTCGTTGCGGGTGCAGCCGTTGTCTGCTGCAAGCTCGCCGTTCTTATAAACAATAATGGTCATTGTGATTCTCCTGTGGTTATGGGTACTGCCCACACTTTCTGCGGGTCAGTGGATTTTGCAAGTGCGGTGTTCGCCAGCATACGTTTCTCTTGTTTAGGTTTACCACCGCGCTTGATAAGTTGGTACTCGAAGTCCGCCAACACGACACGGCGTTGGGCGCACCATGACTTGATAAGCCACGGGTTGATATAGACCATGCCGTTGGCGGTCTCGGTGCGGATGTACACGCTCTTGCGTGGCATCTCGGCTACGGTCAGTACGAAGTCGTCCTCCATCGCCGCGCCTATCACGAGGGTGTGGTCTGCGTTGTCCACGAAGAACTGTGCCAAGTAATCCTGCTGGTCTAACACACGGTAGCCGACACGGGCGCGGAGTTGCCCAAGCAGCTCGCCGGCGTACGCGACGATGGCTGACGGCTCGAACGGCAACAGCCCAAGCTGGTCGCCGATGATTGCACCGACACAGCCTGATACCAAGTGGTTAACCCAGTAGCGTTCCTCGTTCGTCACGTTGTGCTGCTTGATGAAATAGGACAACACGTTGTCCCACAGTGTCCGCGCAGCCTCGTCGTTGTTCACGAGCCACTCGATAAGGCGGTAGCCTGCCACACCCTTGATGGTATGCAGTTGTTGTGCAAGCCGTCGGGCATGGTCGCTGTCGCGTAGATAGTCCAGTTCGGGTATGTTGATTTCCGTGATACGGCGGGTAGGGCCGTCGGCTACGTCGCGTCCTTGCGATACCATGTCATACAGGCTGGTGTTGGCGGTGGCATAGAAGAACGTGCGCCATGTGTTGCGGTTGCCTCGGATGTCGTTGTCGCTGCCTTGAGCGCGTTCCTTGTCGCCGAGACGGGTACTGTCGTAAACCATATTCACGATTTCTTCAGGTGTCATCTCGGTTACTTCGTCACGTAGCAGTGGTAGGCTGTTCAGATAACCTAAGTTAGTCATCAAACCGGCAATGGTCGTGCCATCCTTACTACTGAACGTCACTGCCGATGGGTCGCCGAACACACGCAACGCAGTCTGACAGGTAAACGTCTTACCACGACCTGAGCCTGAAGAGCTTAGGCTGATAATGCCACCTGCGTGGCTCTCCAACGCGTACTTGGAACTGAACGGCGCACCCAGTGCCGAAGCGATAACGAACTGGTTGGCAACTGCCTGCTTGCTACCGTACATCTCTGCAAGGATAGACCGCCATAGGCTCAGTTGAGCGTCGGCAGCATCGCCGGTCATGGACGGTTTGAACGCCTTAGCGTGCTTACGCGCCACTTCCCTGTCGCCCAATGGCGCAGGGCGTGTACCGGTGCGTGTGATAACCACGTCGCCCAGTACGAAGTCCTTACCATCTTCCTGCCAACCCATTTGCGATACAGCCGTCACAGCAGCGCGAGCGTTAATCATCTTGGTACGGCTACGGTTGAAAAAGCTCATAAGTTGTTTCCATTGCTCTGTACCATCAATCGGCAGACCTGCGCCTGTGATGGTGTCTTTGAACTCTTTTTGGGAGTTGATGTTGGTGTTGTCCAGTTGGAACTCCACCACGCCGTCGTGCGGCGAGTGGTAACGACACAGGTACAACTGCTTGTTGCTGCCGTCTCGGACGCGCTCGAAGATGTAGGTGTCTTGACGACAGACCTCGAATGCCACCATCTCGTCCTTAGACTTCTTACCATCCGGACCGACTTTAGGGATGTCGGTGTACACACCGCCGTTCTGTCCGCGATAGAAACCCCACGGCAACTCCGGCACAAGGAACGTATCGGTCTGCGTGTGGTCTGAACCTACCGGCGTGATGACGATGGTCGGACGGTTCTGCGGCTCGTACCCCAACACGATAGGGTTGGTAATCTTGCCATAGTGTGGACAGCCTTTGCACAGGTCGGGCTTGTTGGCCTCGAAGCTGGCGCAACTGCGTGGGCCTTTGGCTTGTGCTGCTTTCGCCTCCGTCTCGCCACGCGTGTAGCTTGGGTGCAGGTGGCTTAACTTGTGTATCCACTCCTCGCGGTCGGTCACACAGAACTGTGCCACGGACAACGCGCCGAACCATGTCGGCTCGTCAGCGTCCTGCTGGTTCTCATACGCCCACAACAACTGGGCGCAGCCTGTGCGCTCATACTTCTGCCTGTCGATAATCTTACCGAAGCTGGCAGGCTTGTACTCTGCGAAGCCGTCCATCGAGGACGACATACCGGCAGGCATAGCCGTAGGCGGCGCACCGAGACCGGCAAGCGGGTTGTACGTCTGTTGCATACCACGCAGTGTGTTCGCAACAGGAAGCGCGGAGAACTGCGACAGCAGTTGCTGTTTGGTAAACAGATTCCCCACGCTGGAGATGGCGACAGGATTACCGGATTTGAAGTGGACTGTACCAACTGGTCTCAATACGCTCGCCGTGTCCGTCGTGCGTGAGCCATCCACGCGCAGGCCGACCGACTTGCAATACTGTCCCAGCTTATCCGCAGCAGGCAGCCACTCGGCAGGGGCGATGTCCTCGGTTGCACACCAATACACATGAAGCCCCTCGCCGCTTGATACCACATAGGTCGGTTTTGGCAGAACCCCTTTGGCTATCTCGTCGTTCAGAGCCTCCAGTGCCGCCGCCTGTGTGGGGTACACAGTGTCGCCATGCTTGGCGTACTTGGATGCGCCGGCGTCGATGTCCAACCAAAATGAGCGCAACGCCAGCACGTTGGTCTGTGCGCGGAAGCCTTTACCATCTACCGGTACTTGTGCGTAGCTCGCCAAGCCGAAGTAGGTCTCGACGGCGCGTTGCTGAAGCCCTTGAATGAATGCGTCTGTGGCTTCGGCGTTGCTGAACTGTATCGGGTTATTACGCGCCCACGTCCGACTGGGGTCGTCCTGACGCGGGTGGATTTCCGTAATGCAGTTCCAACCATTAGGGCTGACAACTGTTTGTAAAAATTGGTGGTACATTTTCCGCTCCTACCGCGAGGGCGGTTATGCGCCCTCTACAATCTGCTGTGTTTGTTGCTGTTGCGCTTGATACCAAGCGTAAAAATTCTGCCAGTCTATCGCATCCATACCAACTTTCAAAATGCCTGCGAACGCCTTACGGTCTGAACATGGTAAGACACCGTTATTAAACAAGTGCATAAGTGCCGCAGTTACTTTTTGAATTGCTGCGATGGTGTCAGCTTCAAGACGGACGCGACCACCGTGTACGATTTTGGTCGCAGTCTGATGGGCCACGCCGACGTACTGATTCCATACGCTCATGGGTGCTTGGGTGTACCAAGTCCATTTCGAGAACTCACGTTGCCATTCAGGAAGTTCATCATCGGTAATACATTCGTAGGTCTTGGCTTCCACTTGTGTGAAGCGGGCTGGCTCACGGCTGTCGGTCAGTGGGGCGAGCAGATGTTGTTTTTCAGACATGGTAGATTCCTTATCTAAGTAGGGGGCTTGCGCCCCCTGTTGGGTTAATTGCCTTGAATAATCGCTGCGGACTGTTGTACCAGTTGGGCTACGGCTTCTGCGGATGGTTGCGCAGGGATAGCAGTGTTACCACTTAAGAAGTTCGCAGCAGCTTCGGCAGGAGCGGCAGGAGCGGCAGGTGCTTGTACCACTTGTTGCGCTGGGATAACTGGGGCTTGCGGTACGACTGGAGCGGCAGGAGCGGCAGGAGCGGCAGG